CAGCGAAGGCTGGCTCGAAGCGATCGCCGCGGTGCGCGGACACATGTTCGGCGAGCAGCCGAGCACCGAAGAGGCAGCCGGTCCGGTCTGATCGGTGACCTATGGCAAAGCGGAAGAAGCCCGCTCCCAAGAAGAGTGGGCGTGCCAAACCGGCACCCCGACATAACCGAACATCCACGAAACTCGCCGATCCCCCGCTAAAGGGGAAGAAGCCGCTCACTCGCATCGAGGTTTTCGTACGCGAGTACATGATCGATCTGAATGGGCGCCAGGCCGCGATTCGCGCTGGGTATAGCCCTGATTCGGCCCGGTCAACGGCCAGCGAACTCCTCGCGGATCCACGTGTCGCGAAGATGGTCGAGAAGGCGATGGCGTCGCGCGCCGAGCGCACGCAGATCACCGCCGACGCTGTCCTCACGCGCATGGCCGCGATCGCGTTCGCGGATGCGAAGGAGCTGAGCGAGCTGCGGCGCGTGAACTGCCGGTACTGCTACGGCGCGGATCATCTGTTCCAGTACACGCCGCAGGAGCTCCAGCAGGCGCGCGAGACGTTCGAGAAGGAGATCGACAAGATCGGTCTCGATCCGATCACCGAGGCCGACCGCAAGGCGGAGTTCACGACCAAAGGTGGCGTTGGCTGGAACCCTTGGCGCGATCCGCACCCCGAGTGCCCGGAGTGCTTCGGCAAGGGTGTCGAAGAGGTTTATTTCAAGGACACGCGCGACGCGAACCCAGCGGCGCAGATGCTCTTCGCCGGCGTCAAGCGCACGGAGAAGGGCCTTGAGGTCAAGACGCACGACCAGCAGACAGCGCTGCTCAACGTCGGCCGGCACCTCGGCATGTTCGCGCAGAAGGTGAAGCACTCGAACGACCCGGACAACCCGATGCCGCCCGCGTCTTGCGGCTTCGCGATGATCCCGCCCAAGGAAGAACCAGATGGCGGCCCAGGCGGCTAGCGCCGACCGGCGCATCGTCTGGGAACCGTTTCCACGACAAAGAGAATTCCTCGCCTGCCCTGACTGGGAGGTTCTATACGGCGGCGCCGCCGGTGGCGGCAAGTCCGATTCGATGCTGATCGACGCATGGTGCGCGAACGCGAACGGGCAAAACAACCCGAACCACCGCGCGGTCATCTTCCGCAAGCAGTTCGTCGATCTCCAGCAGCTCATCGAGCGAGGACAGTTCCTGTTCCCGCAGATGATGCCGGGCATCAAGTACAACCAGCAGACGCACACCTTCACGACACCGAAGGGGGCCAAGCTGCAGTTCGCTCACTGCGCGAACGACGCCGAGCGCTTCGACTGGCGCGGTTTCGCCTGGAACTGGATCGGCTTCGAAGAGATCACGCTCTGGGCGACGCCGCTGGTGTACCAGTACATCAAGTCGCGCTGCCGCACCTCGGACCGCACGCTGCCGCGCTACATCCGCGCGACGACGAACCCCGATGGCCCTGGCCAGAAGTGGGTCATGCAGCACTGGGGCATCCAGGAGGACGGAGGCCCGGCGCTCATCGAGAGCGAGCAGGAATTCGAAGAGCTTGACGAGTTCGGCAAGATCCACCGAGTCGTCAGGAAGGTCCGCCGGCGCTTCATCCCGGCGAAGCTGTCCGACAATCCCGCGCTCGCCGGCACCGGCTATCGCGAGACGCTGATCGACCTGCCGCCCGAAGAGCGCGAGCAGCTGCTCGAGGGCAAGTGGACCGGCAACCGCATCCGCGGCGCGTACTTCTTCAAGGAGATGCAGGCGGCCCGGCATCAGGGTCGCATCCGCGTCATCCCGCACCTCACCGGTACGCCGGTCAACACCTTCTGGGACCTTGGCTGGAACGACGTCACCGCGATTTGGTTTCACCAGTACGCAGCGCTCGCCAACCGGTTCCTCAACTGCTACCAGAACAGCGGCGAGACGCTGGCGCATTACGCCGCCTACTTCACGAGGCTGTCGCAGGAGCGTGGCTACGTGTACGGCACGCACTTCCTGCCGCACGACGCCGCGAACAAGAACCTGCAGACAGGCAAGTCGGCCGTCGAGCTGCTGCGCGAGATCATGCCGGGATCGCGCTTTGTAGTCGTCCCGCGCGTCGAACAGAAGCTGATCGCGATCCAGCAGACACGCGGAGCGTTTCCCACGTGCTGGTTCGACGTCGACGACTGCTCCGATGGCATCGCCGCGCTTGATGCGTACCGCAAGAAGTGGAGCGCCACGCAGGAAATCTTCACCGACGAACCGGTCCACGACCAGTTCAGCAACTTCGCGGACGCCTTCCAACAGTTCGGCCAGGGCTACCACACGCCGGCGAACGGAGGCATTCCGCAGAACCGTGGCGGCTCACGCAGAGCGCCAACCCGCAATTCCTGGAAGTCAGCGTAGTACCGGAGATTCACGATGTCGCTCGACCAATCACCGTCGACGCAAACGCCTGACGTGGCTGGCTATGTGGCAGCAGCTGTGATCGAAGCGGCAGCTACCGCGTGCGAGAAATCGCTGGACGCGCAAGGGATGAAACCGGCGTGGGTCCGCGGCGATCTCAGGCAGCTGGATGGCGAGTGTGACCTCGACATCGTCGCTGGCTATGACGATGGTTGGCGCGTCGGAGCAAGTGTACCGCGCGCCGTGGCGAGCGCCTCTACACCTCAGGAGATTGGCGAACAGGCTGCTGGCTTGATCGCACCGATCCGTCGCAATCAGGTGGCGAACAATGGGTGAGGCCCGCCGCCGCATCGAGTCGGTGCTCAGGAACTACGAGCCCATCGCGCCGGATGCCCCGGACGCGATCGAGGCCGAGTTCCTGCCGTGTCTCGCGCGCTTGCGCGATGAGCGAAAGATGGTGCGCTACGTCGGCACCAAGGGCGACCTGATCGTGTCGATCACGCATCACGCCACGATCCCTGGCCGTTCGCCGGAGCCGTGCATGGTGCTGGCCACGAAGCGCAACCCGATCGGCAAGGTCGCGATGATCCCGCTCTCGCATCTGTTCCTGATGCTGGAGCCCAAGGCGATGGCGACCATGGGTCGTCAGATTGCCGAGAACCTGTACGGCGTTTCGACGAAGAGCGATTGCTTCCGCGTCATGGACGCGCTGATCGACTTCGCCGAAGACCTGAAGAACGCGCCTCCGCACGCCGATCTCAGCATCGGTGACTGGATGCAGGCGATTGCGGAGGACGGCATGGCCAGCAGAATCAACGGCAAGACGGTCTGCGACTGATGGCGTTCAACCCCGAAGTCGCGAAGCGCCGCAACAAAGCGGCCCGCGAGCTAAACGGTCCGAGCCAGATCAGGTTGCCGCCCACGCCGTTCAACACGGGCCTCGACAACGACGAGAACAAGGCGGTGCTCTGCCAGCTGGAGACCTGGTGGCAGGAGCAGGTCGACTACCACGCGACGAACCGCCGCGAGCAGCTGATCGATTTCGATTTCTACGACCACGACCAGTGGGACGAAGAGAGCATCGCGATCCTCGCCGAGCGCAATCAGGCGGCGCTGGTGTTCAACCTGATCGCACCGGTCGTGAACTGGCTCGTCGGCACCGAGCGCCGCACCCGCGTCGACTGGGGTGTGTACGCGCGCAAGGGCGAGTCCGAGAAGATCGCCGAGGTCAAGGAGAACCTGCTCAAGTTCATCTCCGACACCAGCATGGCCGGCTACGAGCGCAGCAAGGCGTTCAAGGATGCGGTCATCGGGGGCGTGGGCTGGACGCGCGAGTTCGTCCAGATGGACAAGACGGACGGCCCGCCGGTCGCGCTGCGCCACCTCGGCTGGAAGTCGGTGCGCTGGGACCCGTTCATGCGCAGCGACACGCTCGAGGACTGCCGCTCGATCTCCATCGAGCGGTATATCGATCTCGACTACGCGATCGCGATGTTCCCCGACCGCGCGGAGGAGCTGAAGAGCGCGTCGACCAAGACGATCGATCCCGGTATCGAGCTCCTCGCCGACGACTCGCTGATGCCGCAGGTGTTCTGGGGTCAGCGCGCGAGTCTGATGACGCAGTTCGGCCTCACCGGCACCGCGTCGGTTGGCCGCCGCGCACGTCCGCGCGCGCGCCTGATCGAGACCGAGTACCGCCGGCCAGTCGTGGAGCGCCGCATCAAGGCGCTGGTCAGCGACTACGCTGGGCTCGACGGAAAGCTGTTCGACGAGAAGGACGGCGAGCTCAACGGCCTGCGCAACGCGCAGAAGATCGCGCTCGACGACAAGATCGAAGACCGCATCTACGTCGCCATCTGGATGCCCGGCACGCTGCTGCTGCACCAGCAGAACCCGTACCGGCAC